TCGTCGTCTGGAGGAGTTCGTCAGGTACGGGCTGACCCTCCAGCATCTGCAGGTACTCACCGATACGCTGGTCGATAGGGATGTACTGACCCGGACGTATCTGGAGTTCACGCCCATCTTTAGTCCAGCCGAGGTAGGTCCGCCAGGCGTTGATGGCCAGCATCCAGACCTGCATCGTCAGCACGTTGGACTCGATGGGGTAGAGGCCTGATGCGTTGGTCAGCATCCCCCTATAGCGGCGCTCCATATCCTCGAAGGTAAGCTCGCGGAAGGGCGCGATGACGTACGGCAACTCGGGGTAGCCGTGCTCGGCCACGCCGCGATACGGACCTGTCCCACCCACCTGGAACAGCGGGTGCTCCTCCAGGATCAGGCAGCGGTAGCGCCCGATCCACACGTCGTCGACCCAGACCAACTCGTCAGGCAGCCTGCCGCGTAAGATCCAGGGCACGTCCGGGTAACGGGCGAAGGCATGCAGCGCCTCCGTCTTACTAGTCTGGTAATGCTCTACGACGACAAGCAGTTCACCATCATCCGCCTCCCGCCAGCGCACCACGCGCGGATCACGGCGCTGGAACACGATAGGGTTCTTGCGACGATGGCGTACCTCCCAGACTTCCTCTGGGTCAGCGTCCTCCCAGGCTTCAACCCGAGCTTCGTAGTCCTCATCATCTTCGCCCTCGTCCTGCACGGGCGCTGGTCCGCGAACCTCCAGGCCTTCTGGCTTACCTGGCCATAGACTGCGGTCGACCATGATCCTGAATACGCCTACCCGGCGGATAACCATGTCGGTCGGGATCTGGCGCAGCACGTCCTTCTGCTTGCGCCAGCTATGCAGCATGGCCTTACCGAAGCGTGTCAGCTTGTCGGCTTGAGTGCGGAACTTCTGCCTGGCTCGCGCAGGTCGCACGCGAACAGATATGTCTGGAGGTACCAGCGAGTCGATAGCGGCATCGGCATCTGCCGGCGCAGAGCCCGTCTTGACAGCCAGCCGACCGCCAGGGCTCTCGACATCAAAGGACTGAAAGTACAGGTCTTCCTCGTCCTCCATGCTTTCATCGAGTTCTCCCCACTCACTGACCAGGTGGTCGCGCCAGTAGACGACCTCCTCGTACGTCGGGCGGTCGCCGATCTCCTCGCGGTACGCGCTGGTCAGGGCCTCGCTGTCGTCCTGGGTCACCGCTTGCCTGCCGTGCTGAGATACGAGCGAGGCTCATACTCACTGCTCTGATGAAAGCCTCGGACGTGCTCCATGAACGCCCGTCCCCGTGATACGGGCATCCTGGCCAGCACCTCGGGAGGTGTACGTGGGCTGCTGACATCCGGTTCTTCGTCCTCGTCGGGCTCGATGTGCGTCTCCAGGTAGGAGTAGCTGGCCGATTCGGGCTCACCCTCGAAGCGCTTCTTGACCCACACGTAGTAGCCGAAGGCATCCATGGCGTGGTTCATCCAGTCCCTGGGCTTCTCCTGGTAGTTCATGTTCAGCCGGCGGCGCTTGGGGTAGGTGTACGTCTTGAACTCGTTGATGGTGGCGGTGCAGTGGCGGTCGACCCTGATGCGCGAGCACGAGCGCAGGTAGCTGAGCGTCTCGCCCACCAGGTGCTCGTCGTTCAGGCCTTCCTCGACCTCGATGGTCAGCGCGCGCTGCTCCTCGTCGGTCAGCCGATCATCGCTGTCGGGCTCACGGTCCATGCGCAGCAGGATCATGTTGATGCGCGAGCGGTAGAAGCGGAAGAAGCGTACCGGGTCGCGGATCTGGTTGCGCATGAACGGGATACGCTCCCACACCTGGGGCTTGTGCTCGACGATGTAGGCAGGGAAGCCCATGCGCTGCCAGCGGCGCATCTCCTCGGGCTGGGCCGAGTCGCAGATCATGTCGCTCACGCCTTCGACCTGCCACTGGGGCAGGAGATCCCCATCGTTGGAAGTCTGGGTGGCTTTGAGCCACGGGCGCGAGGCCAGGATCTCACCCATCTCCTCGGTCGATCTGTGGGTTTCGTAGATCTCGTCGAAGATGACGGTCATGTCCGTGTACTCCTGGATGGCCAGGATGCAGTACGCGTTGGAGCCGCCCGACGGATCGACCGACAGGATGACCGGCAGGTCAGGGTTATACTCCACGTCCGTCACATGGACCTTTTCTTTGAACTCAGGGAAGACCCGTTCCCTGGCGCTGGCGGGTATGCCCCCGAACTGCTCCAGGAACTCGTGGGGTTCCATCTCCTTCGCCGCCTGTACCAGCGCGGGTGTCTGCCTGCCCTGGGGGAAAGCGTAGAAGTTGATGTCGTAGCTTGCATCCTGAAACATTTCCCAGGCTGCGTCGGTCCCGTGAGCCACCATGTCTGCCCGGGCGTCAATTGCTTTCTGGTGAAAGAAGTCGCCTTCACCCTCCCAGGAGGAAATCAGCAGCGCCTGACCATTACGATCCGTCAGCGGGGGCAGGATGGCACGCGCCCACGCCTCCGGCAGGACCTGCGCCGCCTCGTCAATGATGGCCAGGTCAATGGCCGCGCCAGCGGCGGACCAGATGTTCTCCAGGGACATGCCTTCGAGACGTGCGCCGTTTTCCAGGACACACAGCTTCTCCTGCGTCGTGTCGCGGACTGTCCTGGTCTTGAGCCCCGAATCGCGCACCACCTCCATGACCTTGTCGAAAGCACGGCTGACGAGCTTCATAGTCGGCGCTGCGAGCCAGATCCAGGAGCGCGGCCGAAGCTTGGCCACACCGATAGCCTCCATGGCGGCCTCGGTGGTCTTGCCGCCACGGCGGCCCCAGGCCGCGATCCTGAACCTTGCCTTTGATCTGGCCAGCGCCTGCTGGCCCGTCCAGTGGCCCTCGATACGGGACTCCGACCAGCGCTCGGTCTCGTCCTGCAGGGCATGGTAGGCACGCAGCCGCTCGTCGGGGTAGGCGATCTCGCCGATGGCCTTGGCCCGCCGCAGCAGATCGAGTTGACCCTGCTCGTCCTCGGGCACGTACAGCCCGTGCGGGCGCCAGTTGAGTTGCCGGAAGGCGTCTAAGCGCTCCTCGGGGGTGACGGGACGGAAGGGCACCACGCGTGCAGCGGCGCGGTCCTCCCAGGCTTGCAGCCAGGAGGCCCCCGAGTCCTTCGAGAACTTGCTGAAGTCGAGCCCCGCCAGGCCTGGCAGAGTGGTCTGGGTCGCCAACTAGCAGGCTTTGCCCCCGTGCCCAGCGCCCTGCTTGATGCTCTTGGCCGGGCCCTTGCCCTTGCCGCGTCCAAACAGATTGGACGTGCCGACCTTGCCCTTCTTGCCGCCCGAGGACTTACCTGTGCGCTTGATGGGAACCATTACTTGCTCACCTTTCGTCGGGGGGTGGTCTTCTTCTTGCCGCCGCGCCCAGCGGGGGCAAGCTCGGGCGGCAGACGTGTCCTGCCCGAGCGCGGCGTGGCGCCGCCCATGGCGCCTCGGCTGGGCTTGCGCACAGGTGGGGGGAGTTGCAGCGCGCCGCCTGGCTGGCCCAGGTTGAGCGCCTGGATGTTGGGGTCCTTACCGGACGGGGCCTTGCGTGGCATTCAGTCCTCCTCCTTGATCTTGGGGTGATCAGCGTCCCACTGGCGGTGGCACCGGACACACAGCCAGGTGATCTCCAGCGGCTTCGAGTAGTCGTGGTGAGCCGCCTCGATCTTGCCACGCACTCCACACCTCGAACACGCATCGGGACGAACCAACCTGCCCGTCTTGATGGCGTAGACAACGTGCGAGTGGGCTCGATTGATCAGACGCCTGACCTCGGGCTTCTCGGGGCTCTTGTACTCCGGGTGCGCGGCACGCCAGCGCCGCTTGCTCTCCCAGTAGCGCTCGCGGTTGGCCGCGTAGTGAGCCCGACTGTATTCCCGAGTGTTAGTCGTCATCCGCCCATGTGTAGAACGCAAAGCACCACCAGCAGCGCAGGCAGCGCCAGCATCCTCTAGTACTTGTCCGTCTTCTTGGACGCCGGCGTGCCATGACTGGAGTTACCCTTGGGCACGCAGCGGCTGCCCGAGCCGCCCTTACCGCCTTTATTTTTTGGCATCGAGTGGTTTGCCTCGCTCTCCAGGCTTACGGTGTTTGCCCTTCTTGAAGCCCTTGGCCAGCGCCGCGTTGGAAATGGCCGCCGCGCTGGCCTTGCCCAGCTTGGGGTGGTCCCTGCGGATGGCCTCGTACGTGGCAGGATTCTTGATGTTGCCGCCCTTGCCGGGCGGAGCACCGACTTTCTTACCCGATTTCGTAAACGGCATCAGATCAGTCCCCCTCCTTTGGCCAGAATCCAGATGATGCCGCCCAGAATGACCAGGGCGACCAGGAAGTACACGGCACAGGTGGTGGGGCCAGGCGGCTCGGCCTGGGAGTAGCGTTGATGCGCGGGTCGGCGATCCACGCGCGCAGCATAGCTAGTGCTCCAGCCAGACGAATTTCCACGAGCCCGCCCACTGCTGGAAGGTGCCGTACTGGATCTGGTCCCAGATGCCTCTATAGCCGGGGGCACTGTTGGCTACCCACAGCGTGTTGTTGCCGTACAGCCCGCGCACGCCGACGAAGTGGTACCACGACGTTGAGTTCAGGCAACCCGTGGTGGTGCGGGCCAACTCCAGCGCTCGGGCCCAGTCGACCCACTCGATGTGCGCCTTGAGGCCGTAGCGGGCAAAGCAGTCGAGCATGCACTGGGTGTTGGCCAGCCCGACGCTGGGGTTGACGCAACTCGGGTAGCCCATCTCGTAGGCAACGCTCTCGCGGGCCGCGTCGGGCTCGATCCCGGTGGCCTGCAGCACCCACGTCGCGGCGCAGATCGAGCACGTCCAGTCATACGCCTGGGGCGCCATGTACAGGTCGCGGTGCTGATCGAAGTAGTCGTACCAGGTCTGCGGCGGCGCGGGCGGCGTCAGCAGGCGCGGCGGGGCGTACAGCGCGCTAGGTGAGGGTGGCACCGTTGTTGGGGTCCCACTTGATGACCGCGCCCGACGAGAAGGCCATCTGCTTGCCGCCCGTGTCGGGGTCGTCCATCTCGTCGCTGACGGGCACGCCGATGTAGGTGCCCAGGTGCTTGAGTTCCAGCCACTTCTGGGCCATGGCCGTGTCGGGGTTGAAGATCAGCCCGGAGACGACCGAGTCCCAGGCGGCCTGGTTGCCTACGTCACTCATGCCACGAACGTCGCGTCGGTGGTGGTCGCGGTCAGGCCGTTCGGGTAGCTGCGGCCCGTGCTCACGCACTGGTAGTGGTAGGTGTTGCCGCCCGTCAGCTTGGGCAAGGTCACGGTCCCTCCATTCGCGTTGGGTGGGGTGGTGGTGTCGTTGCGCGTCGAGCCGTAGCTGGCCGTGGCGCCGTAGTTGGCCTTGTTGATGCACGGCACGTTGGTCGACCAGGTGAGCGTGGCGGTGCGGTTGGCGGCGGGCCCGGAGACCGAGACGGCCACGTTCGAGATGACGGGCGCGTTCTGCGAGCCGCCTGTCGTCGAGAACGCGAACTGGTCCGAATAGCCCGTCTGGATCAGGTTGTAGCCCGTCTGGTCGGTGGTCTGGGCGTACTCCAGAATGATGAAGGTGTACAGCGTGGCGGGGTCGAGACCGGTGAGCGTGATCGAAGCCGGCGTACCAGACGTGACGGCCACCAGCGGCGACGAGCGTCGGGCATTGCCGCGCCCCACACCGAAGTCGACGCGCGCCTGACCCGAGAACGCAGGCGTGAAGTTGACCTGCGCGGTGGTCCCGGTGATGTTGGATTCCGACACCGCCGAGAAGGAGGCACCCGAGTACACGGGCCCGTAGTTGGCCCAGTTGTAGGTGTGCCAGCCGTAGCTGCGAAAGAGCGGGATGCCGTCCTGGACGCCAGGCACCTGGGTGGGCATGGTCACGGCGTGGGGTAGGTGGTGCCCTTGGGGTTGTACTGGGCCCACGCGTACTGATTCCAGTTGCCCGTGCCGCCGCCCTGGCCGCCCGTGCCCCCGGCGGGCGCGGGCGGCGTGCCGCCGAAGGCGTTCCAGCGCACGGGCACCGAGGCGCCCATCTGCGAGCCAGGCACGCGCGCGCCGTAGAGTTGGGTGACGCCCTGGTACGGCCGCAGGCTCAGGCCCGAGGTGTCCGTGGCGTCCACGCTGATCTCGAAGGCAAACACCTTGCCGCCGCTGCCAGCGGGCGGGGTGAGGGTGATCGAGTGCCTGGTGGTCGCGGCGGCGTCGATGGCGTTGCCGAGGGATGCGCCGACGTAGGTCATCGGCCCCGCCCAGTACGTCACGCGGGCGATGAAGGCCTGGTCCGAGTTGAAGCTGATGGTGAACGTCGTCGCGCTGTCCGAGTCGACCACGTCGCGGATGGTGACGAAGCTGGGCGGGCCCATGACGATGGGCATCAGTCGTCCTCCTCAGGCGCGGGTGCGGGCTCGGGCGCGGGCACGGGTTCGGTGCTGAGCGT